TGGGCTGAATCTACTGCGAAACCGTTTGAATTAATTACATTTGAAATCACACACAACACAATGAAACACCGCATTTCCAGGCATTACAAAATTTTGCGTTTGATCGCCTTTGTGCTACAATGGGCGTCAATGTTGGGATTCGTAATTTTTGGATTGTTTGGATTGTGGTGGATTTCGCTAATTTGTTTAGCATTATCATTTGGATTTCATGTGTTGCGTGTTGCCATGAAGGGGTACGCAAAGGAAAGATTTATTAAATGGCTGGAAAATTTGCCGGATCCAATTGATGTTTTGAAAAAATTGGGATTGAATCGCAAGGATCGCCGGAAGGTCAAAAGGAAAATCGAGCAAAAACGTATGAAATAATCATGGCGTTGCATACGAAAAAAGATTTCGCAAAATTGTGCGGCATGAAAACCGGCAATTTAACGAACTACATCAAACGCGGAAAGGTTGTCCAGGAATCAGAACCACCATTTTTAATTGATGATACCAACCGGATCAACTTGGAATTCCTTCAAAACCGCGCCGATTATCTGGAACGCAAATCGCAATCCGGTGAAACCATACCGGCCATTGAATCCGAAATTGATGAATCCACATCCCAATCGTTGGGAGGTTCTCAGGATAAACGACCATTGACCGAGGCGGAACACAAATCCAACCAGGCCATTGCCACCATTGAACGCCAAAAGAAAAAGGCCGATTTACAAAAAAAGATAATCGACACCAAAAAGGCGCAATTAGAATTTAAGATTTTGCAAGGCCAACACGTGCCGGTTGAATTGATACGTGATACATTAACCGAATTAGGTAAATCACTATTAACATCATACAAGGATTCCGCCGATTCATTCATTACAGAGGTTTCACACCGGCACAAAATGCCGGCACCGGTGGTTGCTGAGTTGCGCGGAAAGTTGGTTTCGCTGATCAACGAGGCGCACCACAAAGCCGTGTCCACCGCACAACGCAAGGTGGCCGCCATTGTTAAGGCCAACAAAAAGTATTCAACAAACCCAGATGATGGAACCGATTCAGGAAACGATAATTGATTTCGATTACACATCGATGTTGGTGGAATTGATTGGTGCGGCTGATCATAAGATATCGAACATCAAACCATCGGATTGGAACGAATCGAATCGTGAAATGACATCGGACGTGTCGCCAATTCCTGGAATGTTTTCATATGACAATTCACCGTATGTACGTGAAATTGTGGATTGCTTATCACCACAACATCCATCGCGCCAAATCGCCGTAATGAAGGGCGCACAAATTGGAATGTCCACCGGATTAATGGAGGGCGGAATAGGCTGGATCATTGCCGAAAATCCTGGAAACATTTTGTTCCTGGTTGGCCATGCCGATTTGGTAAAGGATGCATCGACAAAGATTGATCGAATGATTGATAACAGTGATATCCGCCATTTGATCAAATCAACAAGTAATCGAAAACGAAATGTGAAATCCGGCGATACCGATGGCCGTAAAGATTTTCCCGGTGGATATTTGAAGTTGGGAACCGCCAACCATAAAACGTTGCGGAACATATCGATGCAATACGGATTCATTGATGATTTTGAATCCATGAAAGGTGATACGAAACAATCCGGATCCACGCAAAAAATGGTGGATCAGAGGTTTGCCGCATATGCCAAAAAGAAAAAAGTATTCTATATTTCAACACCTGAGTTAAAAGAAACATCGAACATTGAACCGGTGTACCTTCAAGGCGATCAAAGGAAATTCCATGTTCCATGCCCGTGTTGTGGTGAATTCATTGTGTTGGAATGGCAATGTAAATCGTTCGCGGATACAAAGGATGCCGCCGGTATCACTTGGGAATTGGATGATTCCGGTTCACTCATTCCAGAATCAGTTGGATACATATGCCAGGAATGCGGCGAATTTTTTGATGATCGAAACAAATCCGATTTCATTCGTGCCGGCCGATGGATACCAACCGCCAAACCGGAACAGCCTGGTTTTTATTCGTACCACATCAACGCATTGTATGCGCCCACGTATATGTATGGATGGGAACATTATGTTCGTGAATACATGGATGCAAATCCCGTTGGCGGTGATCAGGATGTGAAAAAACAACAAACGTTCGTGAATCTGGTGTTGGGTGAAACCTTTGAAATTGAATCCGAAAAACTAGATGCCAACGCATTACAGATTAACAATGTGCGGCAATACGGTGTTGGAACCATACCGGAACAACTTTCGATCAACGACGGCGGCGGAAAAATCATCATGGTAACATGTGCGGCCGATTTGAACGGCAAAGAGGATGATGCGCGATTGGATTATGAAATTGTGGCTTATAACGAAACGGGCGCACGTTATTCGATCACACATGGATCCGTTGGCACATTTATACCAAAACGATTAGATGATGGCCGAGATCGCGCCAAATGGACGTACAAACATGGATCCGCCAAATCCGTGTGGCCTGAGTTCGAAAACATATTGAAACAACAATTTCCAACGGACACCGGCCGGAAAATGGGCATCATCATCACCGGATTGGATACCGGGTTTCAAACGCAATACGCATACACGTACATGGATAAAACCAATTGTAATGTGGTTGGCCTCAAAGGTAAAGATGTGGATAAATATGTTCCATTGTTCAAGGATCAGAAAACGTACAAACGTTCCCAGGAACGCGGCGATTTGTATTTGGTCGAGGCGAATATAATTAAGGATCGAACCGCGTCGGATATGCAATTGCAACACAATCCACAATGGGGTGAAACTCAGCCGGCCGGGTATATGAATTTTCCAACACCATCAGGTGGCAAATATTTATATCCGAACTACTTCGCACACTTCGAATCTGAAATAAAAAAATTGGATAAAGATGGATATTTCAGATGGTTGAAACAACCAGGAACACAAAACCATTTATGGGATTGCCATCTATATAATTTGGTGGCGCGTGATATCTTTTTGGATCAGCTATTCAAACAACTGAAAATTCAGGCGGGCACATGGAAAGATTTTGCAGATCTGATCACAGGTCGCCGCAAAAATTAATTGAATATAAAGCCGAAACAAATTTCCGTTTTAATGGGATTTGTTGAACGTTATGTTCAGTTTTTTTTTCTTGTAAATTATTTGCGATTCCAAAATTTAATCCGTTTACCACCAACATTAAAATACCCGATTTTTTGAAAAAAAAAATTTTGCGCGCTTCGCGCAATTCAATTGTGCTTTACCAGGCCGGCCGGCGCGAACATCAAAGTTTTTTTCTCAATCAATGAGTTGTGCCGGATTATCCGGATCCAACATTTTTTTTATTTCAAAGTGATCAGGCACCCGGATCAACTTTTGGTTGTTGTAATCTTTGAGGATGGAACCGGCGTTGGTGAATGGTGAATTGTAATCATCCAGCAAGTTCGAACGCATGATGTTGTTCACCGCCGTTGAGTTGCGCACCTTGCGTTCGATTTCGTTTCGGATCCATGTGAAATGATGCATTGTTCCGATGATGCCAGGAAAATCACCGGTGTTAATTGTCCTGGTCGGATCCACGTACATACCGTAGTTCTTTTGTGATACTTTGCCGGCCGTTGTGTGTTCATCTAGTACGTGAATGAATGGCACGTAATAATTGTCCAGGTTTTCCAATCGGAGCGTTGGCGATTTAAAATATGAATGAATATTGCAAACGGATGTTGTAATGTTTCGTGATTTGAATTTATTAACTAGGCCGGTAAAATCCATGTAATATTCATCGCAATCCATATGCAAGAAATGCGAACATCCGTGTTCGCGTGCGATGTTCAATCCTAAATTGCGTTTGTTTCGTTCGTGTTGTCCTGGATTGTTAATCAATCCGATATCCGGCCGATATTCAATCAACAACATTTGTTTGTGGTTTACCGTATGGATCCATGGTGTTGGATCAAATATTTCACCGGTGTTTGAAACCTTTTGAAAAACGATAATAAAAAGATCAACGCCATCGGCAACGGATTTCATGGATCCGGATAAAAGTTCAACGCCATCCCATACGTTATAAATTGCGGCTAATTTCATAATTCAAATTTTAAGTGCTCCAATTTTGTTGATACCATTGTTTCCGTTTCTTTTTGGATGGTATTCGTTTTTTGAGTTTGACACGCCGGCGTGCCTTTGTTTTATTTTTGTATTGTGCGTAATCCCACATGTATTTATTTTTTTAGTTCACGTATAAATTGCCACCACCTGAGGCGGAACAACATGATGCATCCAAACAATGTTTGTTCGCGCATATCCATTCGATCCCACATATCAATCCGTGGCCGTTTCATACTTCAATTCCGATTGAAGCCAACACCGGTTTCAATTTATCCATGTGTTCAGATGCCGGCCGTGGTATGTGGCAATCGATATGGTAGTTCCTTAGCGCGGCATTTATATCATCCGGCCATTGTGATCGGCACAATCGAAACGTTTGATGGTATCGTTTTAAACATACTTTTGGCGCATCCTTAAACAAAGCCCGATAAACTGATTCATCAGAAAATGATAATTGTTTTGGATCAGCCATATGCCCGAAATCCCATGAACGAATCAGATCATCCGCCGCCATTCCTTTGGGGTTTACATACTTCGCAAACGTTGCGCCCTTTGCGAGCATGTAACACGCTGGAAATTTACCGGTATCATCACCGGTTAATTCAGAAGTGTAAAACAAAATGGATTGTGGATCCGCCTTTTTGGATTCATCAATAAAATATGCCGGATCCATTGGCAACATATCCGCATCGGATATTAAACACCAATCATTTGGAAAGTGTTGCGCAAATATTACACGTAATAATTTTGCGGCATTTGCATCCGGTATTCCTTCAATCGATGGAACCGATATTGAATCGCCAATGCCTGGATCATAAATGTTTCCAATCTGGATTACAGTTACGGCAACGCCCATGTTTCGCCATGCTTGTTTGACGTATTCCAATCCATCGGTATATAATGGATCTGATGTTGTCGATATTATTACGCGATCAATGTTCATTGTTTTGTGTTTTCTTTTTAGTGTATTTATTACATTCCATTATGGTGTTGTACCTGGGGTCGTTCGCAATCATGGTTACGCCGCATGAAACATATTCATGTGTTGCCGGTTTGATTTTCTTGTTAATTTGTACCGGTGATGATTTAACAATTACTTTGTGTTCGCACGATTCGCATTTACTTTGTGCCATGGCTATTTGATTCTTACAATTTCATATTCACGATCGCCATGCAATTTTTGCCCGATCAACCAAGTTAAATCAATGTGGTTCGATAAGATTGCCGCACCGGCACCGCCACCATCTGGATTGATTTCCGCGGCGTATTGGAATTGGCTGAATGTGTGGCGCATGTTGTAACCGTGATCCGCGGCAATTTCAGTATCATGCACCACAATGATCAATGCGGCATCCTTGTTTTTTACAATGTCGAATTCACGTTGTTCACCCGGTGCGTGGTCAATAAGTAAAACACCGCAATCCGCCGTTGGCATTTCGTTCCAATCTTTAATCAATGTGGCATGTGTTTTTTCTGCCCATTCCGGATGATTCTCAAATGATTTAAATTCGCGATCATTGTGTTCGCAATACTCAGCCAGATGCGGCGTTGATTGGTGTCCGGATCCGTATTCAATAACTAGATCCGAATTAATGCCGATTGAATCCGCATTAATTTCTTTGGTTAATTCCAGGGCGGCGAATAATAAAATTCGGTGGTTCCCGGTTCCGTTCATGTCTTTAAAAAATTTGTTCATTGTATTTTGTTTTAGGTGTTTTGTATTCTGTCTAATTCCGCCGCGATGAATGCGCCGGCAATTATATATCGTTCGGTGAATGATTTGTTCCGCATTTTGTTCCATGTTTCCACATCCCAATTGTACGGTTCCGGCTCATATGCCGCGGTTGGTTTTAACAGTGATCGCGCCGCATCAATCAATTGACCATCGCCATTATTGTTTACGTCGATTTCAATTTTGTATCCGTGTTTTTTAATCTGTTCAACACGTTCATCAGTTATCAATTCAATACCGGTTTTCATTGAGTTTTAAATTAGATCTGCAACCATTGCCATTTTTCCAAACACGTTAATTTCGTTTCGGCCGTTTAATGGTATGTTGTCGGTTATTAATAATAATTCCTTTTGGCTGATCATGTATTTCATTTCGTTGAATACGTTGATCGATTCGCCGTTTTTCTTTTTGTTTCTTAGGTAGTTTAAAAATGTGTTTGGGTTGGAACCCCAATCGATATTGCCGATTCGGATGATGTTGTAATTACTATACGAATCCCGAATCAATTGTTCCATTTCTTTTTTGTGTTCCAGGTATATTGATTCGCGGTGTGTTTCGAATATTGCGATCGATGAAAAATAAAAAAGGCATTTCCGATGATCCATGCTATCCCATAATGCAGACATCAATAAATCCCGTTCGCGGTTGAATTGATCACTGTCGGTGCATGATGAATCCGATACGCCTGATGCAAAAAATATTGCGCCATCCCGATCGTTTAATGCCTGAGCGATATCGCCATTTCCAATAATCATTTGTTCAAGTGTTTATTGAATATTAAATAAACCGTATCACCGGCACCAACCAAAGAAAACACACCGTGATTTGGAATGTATATATCCGCAATTTTTTTTGTTTTTGCCATTATTTCAATATAAATAAACTGCTCCAATAATTCCAGCCGGCTCCGTGTTCCTGGGTTTTTTCATGCGTTGCAATCTCGTACCCAAGTTCCAATAAATGATGCACGGTTTTATCAATGCCAGCCTGATCATTCTGAGGCAAATGCATGTGGAATTCAACCGATATTTGTTTGGCGCGTGGCATCATCATGTTGCGCAATACCTTGTGTTCAGAACCTTCAATATCCATTTTGATTAAATCCCATTGATCAACATCCAATGCGAACATGAATTTTTCCAGGGTGAAACATTCCACATCATCACCGTATTGAATTTGCGTTGCATTGGGATCATCGAATTTTTTGATACCGCACAATCCGTTGTAATCGGATATGGCAATTTTGTGGTATTCCTTTTCGTGCCCTGGTAGATCATCGCAATCCACCGCAACAACATTATGAATGCCGCCATGAATGGATCGCCAATAATTTGTGAATTTAAATCCACGACATCCCAAATCCAAAATATTCGCCTTAGCTGGAATCAGATCCACGGCAACGTGGTGTTCCTCAATTTTTTCAATTTTCATTATGTAAACGTTTCGATTAGTATTCCGCAAATTGTAATTAATATAATTCCTAGTAATACGCCAAGTTCAATTGCATCTTTCATTATTTAAAATGTTTTTTTATAAATACATCATCCACGGATCCGGTGCAATATTTTATTTCCTGGAAATCAACCGGTTTAACTTTTAGCCGGAACATGTTCATGGCCATACATGATTCATCGGCGCGATGCCCATTCATTCCAACGGTGGATTCCAATTCCTGGGTTCCGAACCATCCATTCAGTTCATCCAATTCCCAAGCCCGGAACACCAAAAGCGAATCAGGCATTTCCGTATCGAAATAATAAAGGGAACCGCCAACCAGGTTTACACCTTTTCGATCCAGCTTTTTACGGCTCAATCCGTGGGCGTCCAAATATTTATCCCATATGAATGTTGAAAGTTTGTTTTTATCTTCGACCACAACAACATCGCGGCCAAGTAGAATGTCGATTTTATCACACAGAATCATCGCCGGATCCAGCCATAAAATTTTGGTGTATCCTTTTGCGATGGCATCACGAATTGCGTGCGGTTTGAATCCGTACAATGAATCCAGGAATGGCCGCGATGTGTTCGGGATCCGATCGCGATAAAACATCATATTGGCATCCGGGTATATTTTTAAAATCGATTCTTTTAATCGATCTTGTTGCAATACATATCGTTCACCGAATGCAACCGATACGAAAACGAATTTATCCATTGGTGTTTCCATCGTGTGTTTTTATCATTTTAATAATACTTTCCGCCGCATCCTGATTAAATGGCCGTGGCATGTGCGCATCGATTTTTATTCCAGGCTTTGAAATGGTTCCGTTCCAATCATGGCGATCCACACGGCCGAGAGCCAAACCGCCATCCAATGTACGATCAATCAATTTCAATTTACGATCAAAATTGTTCAAACGTTCGGTAACAATTTGTTGGTCAACCGTCCACCATTTATTCCAATCCTCGTTTTTCGCGTTTGGATACTTAATCAACAAATCATCCAACGATCGTTCCGGGATCAATAAACGCCAATTATCCGCCGTCATTGCAATGTAACAAATCGGGTATTGTGTGCGGCCGGTTAAGTCGTGGCCATACACGGTGATTTCGTGCGTTTCTGGATTCCAATAATTCATCATTGGCAACATGTCAACATCGCCGGTCATTACGATACCACGTTGAATGTATCGGCCACCGAACAACCGCATGCATTGCACAACCGTTTCAACACGGTATGATGATGATCGATTGGTAATATCGATGATCTCATTCCAATCAGTTGAGCCGGGCGGATTGTTCCCGTGATAAAATGTTAATGTTTTCCATCCGAGGCGATTCCAAGCGATTTGGCAATATCTCAGATATTTCATATAATCGGGATTGTCGTTTGTTGACAATACAACCGTTCGTTCCTGGATCAGTGTTTTCATAGTGTTCAATTTTAAAATATATGTTTATGCACCCAATAAAAAATGGATGGATGTAATTTTTCAATTTCATAGAGATCCAAAAAATGATTGCCGTATTTGTGCAAAAACTTTTCCAGCGGCGGCAAATAACAACCGGCCGAACCGATATGTCCACAAATATCATTGGATTGTGCCATTTCTGGATCCATACCAGGAACATCGATGTTCGGTACCTGATTGTGCCAATCCGCCAAATGTGTGTTTGGATGTCCATCCATATAATGTTGAGTAATGGAACAATTGCCCGGTTGCGAAACATTTGGGTAAACGTATTTATTTAAAAAAGTTTGGTCGGATCCTTTGACCATGAAGTTCATGCCGGCACCTTTTGCAATCAATGTTTCAAAAGTTGGTGCCACACGCATTTTGAAATATTCGGATTTCATTCCGATCATTCCACCGAGTAATGCAATGTTGTGCGATATTGAATCCGTGATGGCGTGCATGGTTTTATCGTGTTGAATCCATTGTTCAACACATTGGCGTTCGCGGTATGTTGGCGGCGAATCGAGATCCCTGCACAACACGCGTTCGTACATTGGTGATCCATCTGGATTTGTAATGTACACCGGTTTCAATCGCCAAAGCATGGCCATACATAATGGATCGCCATTTGGTTGGATCCGGAATACAATGTTTTCCGTGTTCCTGAGTTTATCGAAAAACGTTTTGAATGACCCATACGATTGTTCATCGATATTTATTACGTTATCCCATCCAGGATACAACAACCGATTCAATCGGATGTTCATCATTAAGCCGCGTAAATACGCGTCGAAATCAAAACAATTCGGATCCTTTGCACGGTTCATTCCGAACAATGCATAACTGATTGCGTTTTTCATTTTTCTAAATTTTTCAATTGATTGTCATAAACACATTCCTCACAAGATTCGCCCTTCACATCGTTCCAATATCGGATTGTGTCATTGCCTCCGCCTGAACTCGTTAACGCCTGAATTCCTGTTTTGCCGATATATTGAACACGTCTGTCAGTGAGTACGCACAAATAAATGTGGTCAACTTTTAGTTCCGATGTAGATAGAAAATTTTTCATTTTTTTGAATTGTATAGATATTTGTAAATAATTTCGTTCGTGCGGTATTCTTTTTTTAACAATCCGGATCGGTAAGCCTGGGTTGCAAAATTCGTATCCTCGCCATGATTGATTTCCGGAAATTTGAATTGCGCCGCAATGGATAATTTCATGCAATTGAGGTGGTTCGGATATCGCTCGTATTTTATGCCGTTCAGAACTTCATTGTTTGTACGATAAGCATTGTATTTAATCGAGTGTTCAAACACACCATCCAACACGCCATCCACAATGTAATGACCGCGCAATGAAACCACATCCGCCGCCGATTCTATTCCAGCTTTTAAAACTTCAATGTACTTTTCACCGGGTTGATCATCATCATCAAAAAATGCAACGTAATCAAAACCGGATCGTGTTGCCTGGGTGATTAATTCATTTCTTTTTTGGCCGATTGATTTTGTTCCATCATCGATGTTCGTGATAATATCGAATTGATTATTCGCACCGGCCAATGCGATTTGATGATGTAATGTTTCCAAAAGGTTGTGCCACGAATCCATTCGTTCAACCAACGATGGAATTAATATTGCGCATGTTATCATGTTGTTGTTATTTTACTTTGCTAAAATCCAATTCGTGATACATTAAATATTCCATGTCCGTGCCCATTATTTCGGCATATTTTTGGTTAATGACTATCGCGGTGTTTTCAGGTGATAACATCGATTGTTGATAGATCAGTTCTTTCATTGCATCAATTTGCATTCCCATCCATGCAACCATGCATAACGGGCATGATTCTGAATCACCGTTTGGATCAGTCCAAACATATTCATATATCGTTTTGTTGCCGCATTCACATGTGGTGTGGTTATCTAAATCTGTTAGTGTTTCCACTGTTATTGTTGTGTCACTCATAATTTTATATTAATGGAAATCTTTGTTGTTTTCTAGTTCGATAAAAGGCTTGGCCGGTGTTCCAATTTTTTCCGGAACGTTGATATGTTTCATCGTTTGGTGCTTTAGCGTTGCAATAATGCATGTGTTCAAATTTTAGATCCTCAGCCAGATACAACCAACCATTGTTCATGCATGTGTGGTATAAATCCTGATCAACAAACATGGATGCGTATCCGGGGTGCCAAAAGTATCCCAAATGATCCATTAATTTGCGGGTCATAATTGGAATGGTTAACACATCGGTTTTAAATTTCTGTAATAAATCATCAACTTTTAGCAACCACAAATATGGTTTATCATGTTGTTCCCATTTACAAAGAATTTGGTAATCCCAAAAATCAGGACATCGAAAATCATCCGATAAATAAATCACAAAATTGCCATCAACCAAATGTATGCCGGCGTTTGTAGCTTGTACAACATTCGAATGTTGGCCAATGTGAATTTTAGAATTTTTAAAATTTTCTTTGTACGCGTTTAGTTGCGGATCATCATCATCCAGGCACAAAACATGTTCAACATTTTCCGGATGTTTCGCGCGATCCATCCAGGAATTAAAGGTTTTCAACGCCTGATCAGCGCGCCCACGTGATGGGTGTAATAATGTAATTTTCATTTTATTGAATTTTTGCCATTGCATCGGTGAACAGATGATGGTGCGTTTTTGTATAGAATTGGAACGATTCGTGATCCATGTGTTGTTTTAGAAAATCAAAATTTGGATCCTGGTTTTGGAATCGATTTAAATATGTCGTGTGGAATGCGCCGCCGGATTTACCAATGCCGTGTTTAATGCCCAAACATAAATGCGTGAATGGCATCCATGTTATTCCCTTCAATCCTGATTTCATCCACAAATAAATGTCGGTGTACGGTTCGTGATCAACACACCATTTAAAATTCAAATCCGGTTTGATTAATGTGTTCATTGCTGATGAACGGCGAAAATGGTCTAATTGTAACCACGCGCGTTTTGCAATATGATAATAAACCGTGTATTGGTGGCCGCATAAATCTGGTTGATCTAGTTCCAACCATTTTTCAACCATGCGTTCAATGTACTTTGGATGATACCAATCATCGTTTTCAATTAGTAAAATACAATCGAAATTTTTGCCACGGAAATGATCGTATCCAATTCGGTATCGATATGTAATATCACAAATTTCGGCATCCTTTGGTGGTTCATTTACAACACAAATTTCAGTTGGCGCCACCGTTTGGTTTTCTAGCATTCGCAAACAGTTTTTCAGAAGTTCCGGCCGATCACCGCGATCGGGTATAATGATTCCAATTTTTAAGTTCATGCGGCAAATATATAATTATATGCCTAATTGGCTACAAATCGAAATGATTATTTTCAAATATGGTGTAATTCGTTCGGAAGTTTTAAAACAAAAATATTTTCATATATGTCGAGTAACGCCGTAGGATCCGAAAGAGTATCAACCATAGTTGGATACAAAATTGAAAAGGGAAATTTTTCAAACAAAACGCCAAATTTGCCACAACGCATTGCGTTATTAGGTGAGGCAAACGAGGCCAACCAATCAAATTTCACGGCGGATGAAGCCAAACAAATTACATCGGCAAAACAAGCCGGCGAATTGTACGGATTTGGATCGCCGATTTATATGGCGGCGCGTATATTGTTTCCAATTTCTGGATCAGGAATTGGCGGTATTCCCGTTTTTGTTTATCCACAAGCTGAGGCCGGTGGAGCATCGG